TCTAAAAAGTTTTCCATCGTATTGACTGCCGTATTGAATCCAATAATTTCGAAATTATGATTCAATGCGAATCCTAGATTCAGTTTGGTAAAATAGCCAGTAGTATTATATACCTTTTTACCAGGGGATGCTTCAATATCTTGTTGATTATCATACACCAGTCGTAGAGCAGGTGTTTGACATCTACCAGCAGATAATCCAGTTTTTGAATTTCTTGAGATATGTTGCCATAGAATAGGACTAATTTTATAACCAACAAGTAAATCTAATACTTGTCTGGCTTGTTGAGCGTGAACCATATCCATATTTAATGTTCCTGGATTTTGGACAGCTCGTTCAATAGCACTTTTTGTAATTTCGTGAAATATGATTCGTTTTGTTGTTAGTGGTAAATTAAATACTTGACAAATATGCCAAGCAATTGCTTCACCTTCGCGATCATCATCAGCTGCCAATAAGACTTCCTTTGCGCCTTTTATTGCGATTTTCATTCTAGTAATTTGTTGTGCTTTTGTTGCCATGTGTTGATAATTAGGTTTAAAATTATTATCAATATCTATGCTTTTTATACCAGATAGTTCTTGAATATGTCCATAACTAGCAATACATTTATAACCGGAACCTAAATAAGATTCAATCTTTTTACATTTAGCAGGAGATTCCACGATCACCAATGTATATGTCATTTTGTGTTTGTTGATATTTAATATTATTTATTATTAAATATCAATTTTTCTTTATAATTGCAATTATTGTTTAGACTTAAATTCAGCCCAAGAAATTTGTTCTACAGGTGTTTCCTGTTCATTACCATCTTCGTCTAGTTTACCAGCCTTTCTTAAAGCACTGTCAATATATATTTGTTTTAATAACTTTCCAACCTCAAACGATCCTTCATGCTGGTCAACATGCCCTTCTTCAATTGCATGCAATACATTTATTAGTCTTATTAATATTTGTAGGTCAACTTCGTCCTTCTTTACCTTGTTAAAAAGATCCGTATAATTATTAAATAAGAACTGACATTTACTTACACATAATTCGTCAAATTTCTCGGGGTTTGATTTAGCTAATCTAGGATTTTCTCTTTTAATTTTTAATAGTTCATCAACTCCTTCAAGAATTTTTGTACTATGTTTTAATTCCCGGATAAGGTGAGTGTTGTTTTCAGCATCATTTGCTTTAAGCATTTTTTGTAAGTTCAATCTCTCTAAATCATTCATTTTACTTATATCAAGAATTAATTTTTTATATTTAAACTTTATCTAAATATATCTTATAATGTCTTTCCCAAATCATAATTCAGGAGCAAATGGAGTAGCTCCACTAGAAAGTCATCCGTTGTTAGATGGAGCATCATCGCCTAGAGAATCAGCAATGTTAAATGCGCAACAAAAATCATTAGATCAAAATGCTATGAATAAATCTGGTGGAAAAAAATATAAGGGTGGAAGTGGTACTATGCAAGTTCCTCAATTTTCAGGTCCAGGTGCCGGTGCTAATGCTGGAAGTGTAGCATCAAATACAACAAGTTCACAAGGAGGTGCAAATGCTGTATGTGATAAATGCTTTGGTGACGTGTCGGCTATGGAACCTACTTTGCGTGCTACGTGTCAAGGTCCAGAATGTAATCCACAATCTGGAGGCGGATGTGATAGTTGTGGAGGTGTTAGTGGATTAATTCCAAATGGACAAACGTGGGGATGTGTTGGTGGTGGAAAAAGAAGAAAGAATACGAAATCTGGAAAAATGAAAAAGTCTAAAAAAATGAAAAGGTCTAAAAAGTCTAAAAAATCTAAAAAAATGAAAAAGTCTAAAAAAACGAAGAAACTAAAAAAATCTAAAAAAACTAGAAAATCTAAGAAATAAAATAACATTATAAATTAATATGAGATCAAGCGACATTACTTTAACTATAACAATAATATTGATATTTGCTGGAATGTATCTTTACAATATTTTAGCAGTAGGAATAAAAAACATACAGGATAATTGGCCAGAATACCGATGTAACCCTTCAGTAATGCCACTAGCAGGAATGTTCGGACATGATGTCGGTTCAAATTTTACATATTGTATTCAGAACATGCAAAGTGATTATATGTCTTATTTACTTCAACCTATTCAATATTTAACAAATGTGCAAGGAAATACAATGGGTAAATTAATGGAATCAATTCAAGACATTAGAGGATTCTTTAACGTTATTCGTGACTTTATAACATCTATAGTCCAAAGTATTTTTGGTGTGTTTTTAAACATATTGATTCAATTTCAAGTTATGATTATCAAAATGAAGGATATGGTAGGAAAGGTAGTGGGTACAATGGCAACAATGATGTATATATTACAGGGGACCGTGATGACGATGGAGTCTTCATGGGCTGGACCACCAGGATCAATGGTTAGAATGATGTCAAAAATGAAGATTTAATATAATACAAATCAAATTTATTTATTATACATTTAAGATATATATATATATATGAATGGCAATGTTTTTAACATAATAAATGAATTATATAGTAAGACCGGATTTTTAGAAAAATATGGAGGCTCTTTATGGGTTTCGATAATATTAATATTAATAATGTTTTTAGCAATATCGTATTATCAAGTATTAAATAACTTACAACCTATAAAGGCAGATTGGATAAATCAGAGATGTAAACCAAGTGTAATGCCATTTGCTGGAATAATTAATCCACCGAATCCAGAAGAAATGAGTGCATTTGAATTTACTTCTAATAATTTTTCACAATGTATATATTCTATTCTTGATGACATTATTGGTATTGTTTTAGCGCCATTTTATTATTTAGTAAAAGTTATGGATGATGCATTAAATATGGCAAATGAATCGGTTCAAGCAATTAGAGGGTTATTTAACACTGTTAGAAAAGCTATATTGTCAGTATCTACCGAAGTTATGGGAAAATTATTAAACTTTTTAATTCCAATTCAAATGATCCTAATAAAAATAAAAGACACAATGCATAAAACACAGGGTATAATGACTGCAAGTATATTTACATTATTCGGAATATATGATACACTTAAAGCATCTATAGGAGCTATTGTAGAAATAATTGTATCATTATTATTAGCTTTAGCGTCAATTATAGTAGTTTTATTTGTAATTCCGTTTGGGTTCGGTCTACCGTTTGCTATTCCATTATTACTTATATTTTTAACGATATTAATTCCTGCAATTATGGTATATATAATTGAGGTGACGATATTAAAACAAATGGTTAGTCCACTGCCTGGTATTCCTGGATGTTTTGACGGAGAAACGCAATTAAAGATGAACAATGATGAATATATGAAAATGAAAGATTTAGAAGTAGGAATGATTTTACAGGACAATAATATAGTGACATCTGTTATGGAAATGTCCTGTTCAGACGATATATACAATCTACAGAATGTATTATGTACTGGTAAACATAAAGTAAAATATAACAACACATGGATTTCGGTAAAAGATCATCATAATAGTGTAAAGACAACAAAAAAATACGAAATTGTATATTGTATCAATACCAGTAAAAAGATTATAAATATTAATAATATAATTTTTGGTGATTACGATGAAATGGAAAACAGTGAAATATACGAAATAAAAAACAAATGTAATAAATATTTGCCAAAAAAATTTGAATTAAAACACATTCACGAGTATTTAGATGGTGGGTTTAGTGAAGATACTCAAATAGAATTATTGGATGGGCATTGTATTAATATTAAAGATGTTCGTGTAAATGATGTATTGCGTTTTGGAGAAAGAGTTGTAGGAATAGTTAAAATAAACGGTTTTGATTTGGATACAAAAATATATCATTTAGAAAACAATCAATTTATAAAAGGTGGACCAAATCTGCAAATATGTGATTCGGATTTAGGAATTATTAATACACTAGATATTCATGGTGAAACTATTAAACTGGAACATGTTTACAATTTAATTACTGATACAAAAACATTTTCTATAAGTGGAGTAAAATTTTACGATTATAATAGTTGTCTTGATAAGTTTTTAGATTTAGAAAATATATCTTTAATGAAAGCTTTAATATAATTTTTATATGTGAAATATATATATATAATATGGAGTTGAAAATTTTAGGAATGCCTTGTCGTTTAGAGATTATAATCATTTGTTTAATTGTGGGAGCAATTTTAGGAGGACATTTATTATGTTCATGTAGCCGAATTGGTATGCAAGAAGGTATGGCTGTTATGGGTGCGTCTGTAGATTATGTAATGGGCGAAGATACAGCCAATAGCTGGACTAATAAGGCTAATAAATATGCCGCCAATATGGGTTATAATTCTGCGAGTTCCAAATACTCTCAAAACAAGGGATCCCCCATCCCTTTACCTGAAGGACAATTGTATATGTTCTCTGAGACAGAATTCAAACCTGAGTGTTGCCCAACTACATATTCTTCCAGTTCTGGATGCGCTTGTATCTCGGAGGAACAAGTAAGATACATCAACGAACGTGGTGGAAATCGTACTATGGCTCCTGCCGAATATTAAATTAAATTAAATTAAATTAAATTAAATTAAATTAAAATATAATAAGAACAATAATATTATATTTTACACATTTTACATATTTAAATTACACTTACTACAGAATATAATTTTCTGCATATCACTTTCCACACCAGTTTCAATGTAATCATGTATTATATCATGTTTACATATATTATTTAGTTCGGTATTAATTTCCGCTATTAATTTATCATTATTTTTTTTCCTTTCATTTAATTCATCAAAATTCATTTTATGATGACAATTAATAATATTATTTATACTACCCCACTGATTATGATTATAATTATAGCGTTCGGTCTCTTCTCTCATACATTCAATATATTCGTTTTGCTGTTGAACTGAATTTTTCATTTCCAATAAAAAATGAATATTAATAGTATTTAATTCTTCATCATTATTACTCATTATTTAATTTACAATTTAATCTTTAAACATATAGTGTATTATATAACTCTCGCTTACCGTCATCATCTCGTTTAATAAGTGACTTCATAATATCAGTTGTTACGGTAAATGGAAATTCAACCTTTAGTGTCATCTCCTTTTCGAACAAAGTTTCACCAGGTTTCATCAATCTATAGAGATTGAGTTTAGTATAAATAATCTCTAGACATCTCTTTAGATTTCTTACACCCTTTTCCTCATTTGTATAGGTCTCAACAATATAATCAATTGTCTCGTCTGGAATAATAATATCAGTTTCTTTAAAGTTTACCTGTTTGATAATAGTAGGAATTAAATAATCCTTGGAAATAGTTCTTTTATCTTTTTTCTCATATCCAGCAGTTTGAATTTTATACATTCTATCAAGTAGAATAGGATTTACTTTAGATTCATCATTGTAACTAAAGATAAACAGACATTTACTTAGATCAAAATCAATTTCTGAGAAATACTTGTCGTGAAATTGACTGTTTTGACTAGTATCTGTTAGATGAGTAAGAATACCCACGATTTCCTCACCCTTTGGAGTATCACTAATCTTGTCTAGTTCGTCAAAGTAGATCACAGGATTCATCGATTTACTCTTTACAAGAATATCAACAATTTTACCCCATGTACTTCCCTCATAAGTATAACTATGACCCTCGAGGAAGCTACTATCAGTTGCGCCTCCTAGAGCAATAAATGCAAAGTCACGGTTTAAAATCTTACTAATACCTTCCTTGACGAGTGTTGTCTTACCAGTGCCCATTGGACCCTTGATGGCAATAGCATTACCAACTGCCTTAGGATTACTGATCCATTGTCCAACCATTTGCATAATTTGTAGCTTGGATTCATTCATTCCATAGACAGCAGCATCTAAAATTTCCTTGGATTTTGACATATAGTCATGACACTGATCAATTCCATTATCGATCGAAATGGGTAGTGATTTATAGGTATTGAATGGGATTTGCATAAAAGTATCTACCCAATTCTTAACTTTGTAATATTCACCATTTCCAGGGTCCATATGACGAAGTGATGCGAGTTTGTTTAGAGCAATTGTTTTAAGATGAACTGGAATATCAGACTCTAGAAGAGAGAGGCGATATGGTTTTTGAATAATATTAACCTTGTTGATTTCTTCCACTTCATGAATAACTTTGTTCTGCTCATCAATACTAAGTTTATCCTTAAAGAATTTGTAATCATTTATAAGATTCTTCCGATTGATTAGATTCTTAAATTTTGTTGTATTTTTGACTTTTTGACCCTTAAGTCTTTTTTCATCGTTTTTTCTAGCATTTTTCTCTCTAATTTTAAGCTCATTGAGACCATCAATAGCAATCTTATTAGTTTCATCTTTTTCCAAAATTGTATTAAATGTATTTCTAATTGTTTCGATTGTTTCAAGTTGTTTTTCTAGTGATTCAAATGAATCTTTTTTTTTCTTGGGCTTATCTTCCTCTTCATCCTCCTCATCTTCCTCTTCCTCACTTTCGTCTTCACTTTCATCTTCAGTATAATTACTATCTTCATCTTCATCATAATCACTATCCTCGTCTTCGTCTAACAGAGGATCGCCAATTGTGAAAATAATATTAAAACCTTTCTTACCTCTAGAACTGACAACCACTTCTTCATCTTCATCTTCATCTTCATCGTCATCATCATTTACTGTTTCATAATCTTCATCTTCATCTTCATCTTCTGATTCAACAATTACCTTCTTCTTCTTCTTTTTAGAACTCTTCTTTTTGGAAGATTTAATATTTTTATTTTTAGAAGATTTTTTAATCACAACTTCTTCTTCTTCTTCTTCTTCGTCGTCGTCGTCGTCTCTGGCATTAAGTGCTTCTGCGTCTTTAATTGCCCGACTCATATATTTAGATGGAAATATTTTACTGACAAATTTTCTATATTCATGCATATCCATCTGTTCTTCTTCACTTTCACTGTCACTACGAACACTATTATCATCGCTACTACTATCAGAATCTTCATTCTTTTTTAAGTTTTTATCATTATTAATAGCATATAATTTTTTAGAGTGTTTAGTATTCTTCTTCTTGTCCTTTAAAATCGGCATTATAAATGTTATATGACATAATTTTATATTTAAATGATAGTTCAATTTTTAATTTAATTTAATTAAATTAAAGAATTACGAATAAAATTGAATATATTAAAACCAGTTAAATATAATATAATATTATAAGGAAGCATGGCAATTAAATCCAATGAAACTATTCCCAAAAAGAAGAGTGCAAAAATTATAGGTATTCAGTTTAGTATTTTAAGTCCAGATGAAATTCGTAGAGGATCTGTTGCTGAAATCACTTCTAGAGATACTTATATTAATAATAAACCTGTTATTGGTGGACTATTTGATCCTAGAATGGGTGTGCTTGAACCCGGATTAATTTGTCCAACTGATGGACTTGATTATATGAAGACTCCTGGATATTTCGGACATATCGAATTAGCACGACCAGTATTCTATATTCAATATCTAAATACGATTATGAAAATTTTGCGATGTGTTTGTATTAAATGTAGCAAACTCAAGATCAGTAAAGTTAATTATAAACAGGCATTAAAAATGTCTGGTGAAGAAAGGTGGAATTATGTATTTAAACTGGCCAGTAGTGTTACTCGTTGTGGAGAGGATAGCGAGGACGGTTGTGGTTGCTTACAACCCAAGAAATACAAGAAGGAAGGTCTTGCTACATTATTTGCTGAATGGGACAATATTGCCGGTTTAACTGAAGATGAAAAGGAAAAATTAAATATGAAATTAACACCTGAAATTGTATTAAAAATATTCCGCAGAATATCAGACGATGATGTAAATTTTATGGGATTCAGTCCAGTATTTTCTAGACCAGATTGGATGATCTGTCAAGTATTGGCTGTTCCTCCTCCGGCGGTTAGACCATCTATTAAGATGGATGGACAACAGCGAAGCGAGGACGATATTAGTCATATTTTGGTGAATATTATTAAAGCGAATAAAACTCTACAAGCAAAAATGCAAGATGACGCAAATTCAAATATTATTGATGATTGGCATACCGTTCTACAGTATTATGTAGCTACCCAAGTAGATAATAAAATCCCTGGTGTAGCTTCTGTTGCTCAAAGATCAGGAAGACCTCTTAAATCTATTAAAGAAAGATTAAACGGAAAAGGTGGTCGTGTAAGAGGAAATTTAATGGGTAAACGTGTAGATTACTCTGCCAGATCTGTCATTACACCCGATCCTAATTTATCTATTCGTGAATTAGGTATTCCTCTTAAGGTCGCTAAAAATATCACAAAACCAGTTACTGTAAATTCAAACAACAAGAAATTTCTTCTTGGATTAGTTAGAAATGGACCTGATGAATATCCTGGTGCCAAAATCCTAGAGAAGAAAAATGGTGAACAAACTACACTGAGATATGCTGATCGTGAAAATATTGACCTACAATACGGAGATATTGTTCATCGTCATATGATGGATGGAGATGGTGTTCTTTTCAACAGACAGCCTACACTTCATAGAATGAGTATGATGTGTCATATTGCGGTTATTATGTATGTAGGTGATACTTTCCGTATGAATGTTGCTGATACTAAGCCTTATAATGCTGATTTTGATGGTGATGAAATGAATTTACATATGCCTCAAGATGAGGAATCTGAAGCAGAATTGAAAAATTTGGCGGCTGTACCATATCAAATGATTAGTCCAGCAAATAATGCTTCTATTGTTGGTATTTTTCAAGATTCACTCTTAGGTGCATATCAATTCACACGACCAAATATTAAATTTGATCAACTACAAGCAATGAATCTACTTATGAACTTTAATAAAATCAATACATCTAGTCTCAAAAATAAGGAAATCACTAGTTTTGATATTCTAACACAAATAATGCCACCATTAACAATGAAGTATAAAACTAATAGATTTGGAGAGAATGAAGATTATTCCACCTCAAATAATGTTCTAGAAATAGTTGCTGGAAAATATATTAGAGGTCAAATGGAAAAGGGTGTTTTAGGATCTGGTGGAAAAGGACTATTGCAACGTGTTTGTAATTATTTTGGAAACATGGCGTCTGCTGATTTCGTTGATAATCTTCAGAATGTTGTCACTGAGTATATGAAAACGAGTGCTTATAGTGTAGGTATTAGTGATTTGATTGCAAATAAAGAAACAAATGAAAAAATTATTAATACTATTACTGCTAAGAAAAAGGAAGTAAAGAATTTAATTGACCAAACTCACCTTGGTATTTTTGAAAATAAAACTGGCAAAAGTAATGTTGAAGAGTTTGAAACACAAGTTACAAGTATTTTAAACACAGCTACTGCTGAAGCTGGTAAAATCGGTCGTAATAGTTTAGCAAAGACCAATAGGTTTGTTACTATGGTTAATGCTGGTTCAAAAGGTAGTGATATTAATATTTCACAGATGATTTCCTGCTTAGGACAACAAACTGTTGATGGTAAACGTATTCCATATGGTTTTGAAAATAGAACATTGCCTCATTTTACCAAATACGATGATTCCCCAAGTGCTAGAGGTTTCGTTGAGGGTTCCTTCATTTCTGGACTCTCGCCTGAAGAACTATTCTTCCACGCTATGGGTGGTCGTGTTGGTCTAATTGATACTGCTGTAAAAACATCGCAAACTGGTTATATTCAACGAAGACTTATCAAAGGTCTAGAGGACTTGAAGGTTGAATATGACATGACTGTTAGAAATAATAAGCAGAGAATCATTCAATTTAGTTATGGCGACGATGGCATTGATACAGTCCGTGTTGAAAATCAAGTATTACCATTAGTGGCTATGAGCCTAGAAGAAATTTATGCCCACTATAATATGCCAAACGAAAATGATACATCCAGTGTATTTATGATTCCTTATACAAAAGGTGCTACTGGAAGAATGAAGAAGCAAGAAACAGACTTGAATAATAAAACCCACGAATATATTAATTTTATGACAGAAATGCGTGAAAGTATCGTCAAAAATATTTTCAAAAATACCGATAATAAAATGGTTCATATTCCAGTTGCATTTCAATCTATTATAAATAATGTCCAAGGACTACAAAATATTAATAAAAATTCTATGGTTGATATTACACCTCTTGAAGCATTCAATTTAATTGAATCTACATTTCAAAAGTTAGAAACGATTCACTATGTCAAACCCACATCATTATTCAAAGTCATGTATTATTACTACCTATCACCAAAAGACCTTCTTATGGTTAAACGATTCAATCGTAAAACACTCATCACACTTCTTGAAATGATTACCACTATTTATAAAAATGCTATTGTAGCACCTGGTGAAATGGTTGGAATGATTGCGGCTCAAAGTATCGGTGAGCCAACGACACAGATGACACTGAACACTTTCCACTTTGCCGGTGTAGCGTCCAAGTCTAATGTAACTCGTGGTGTTCCAAGAATTGAGGAAATCCTATCTTTATCAGATAATCCTAAGAATCCATCTGTTACTATCTTCCTACCTAAAGACCAAGAGAGTTCAAGAGAAGCTGTACAGAATTTTATCCCTCAAATTGAACACACTAAATTACAAGAGATTGTAAATCTTGTAGAAATTTGCTTTGATCCTGACGATTTAAATACGCTTATTGAAACAGACATTGACACCCTTACACAATATTATGAATTTGAAAATATTGTTGATGATTGTATTGGACACGATGTAGTAGATGCGAAAGAAAAATCTAAGTGGATTATTCGTATGGAATTAGATAAGGAAACTATGTTAGATAAACATGTTACAATGGATGATATTAACTTTGCTATTAGTAATACATATGACGATCAAGTTCATTGTGTATATTCCGACTATAATTCTGACAAATTAATTTTCAGACTAAGACTCGCCAATGTTCTTTCAAATAAGAAGAATTTCAAATCAAATCCTCTAGATCAGTCCGATGAAATTTACCTACTCAAGAATTTCCAAGACAATTTGCTTAACAATATCGTATTAAGTGGTGTTAAAAATATTTCCAAAGTTATTCTTCGTAAAGTAACAGATAATGTTGTTAAGGAGAATGGAAAATATAATAAACAGGAAGCGTGGGTTCTTGATACAGTTGGAACCAATCTACTTGAGGTATTATCTCTAGATTATATCGATGTCAATAGAACTGTCAGTAATGATATTCAAGAAATTTATCGCACATTCGGTATTGAAGCTGCTAGAAATGCTATATTTAATGAACTTACTGAAGTGATTGAGTTTGATGGAACATATATTAATTATCACCACTTAAGTATGTTGTGTGACAGAATGTGTTATAGATCTAAAATGATCTCCATATTTAGACACGGTATTAATAATGACGATATTGGTCCTATTGCAAAGGCCTCGTTTGAGGAAACGCCTGAGATGTTCTTAAAGGCAGCTAGACATGCAGAACTAGACCAGATGCGAGGTGTATCAGCTAATGTAATGTGTGGTCAACACGGATTCTTTGGAACAGCATCATTCCAAGTCTTAGCTGATATTAATAATATGATGCAGCATGACGCAGTCGATGTTGATGATGAACAAGATGACGAAGAAATTATTGACTCGCTATTTGATGAGTCTGGAAAGAAAATAGATAAGTGTCATATTACAAATTTATCACTTGAAAATAACGCAATCAATATCAATTCATCCGATATGGGCAATGACGATACCGATTACGATATTGAATTCTAAATTCATAATTTCATATTTATACTAATTACAAGATCATTTTATAATTAATATAAACACTAAACTAATATTAAATATAATATTTATGGAAGTTTTTACAAAATTATTATCTATAATAACCAAAAAAAATTTACATAATACTTTATTTTTATCCCACTTTAACGAATACGCTTTATCTATTCATAATATAACCAATTCTGAGTTTACAAAATATAAGTTTTTTATTCTAAAAAATTTTTTATTTGCACCAACCGTATACGATACATCCAGGCAACCATTTATAGAATCATTTAATAATATCCAAAAAAAATATCTGGCACTTTTGAGATTCAAAAATATTGTTCACTTTAAAGTAAGGAAACATTTAGATGATCGAATTGATTTACAATTTAATAATTTGGATTTAATGGATGACAAATACAAAATTACATTAATTAATAATAACGTTAAATACCAATTTTCAATATTTGATTTAATAAAGATTATCAATACAGCGTTATCTTATCATTATAGATTTTTTCCTGAACCAACTACTATTAAAAATCCGTGGGATAATAGTATTTTTACTCATAATAATTTATATAATATATATTTTTTTATTAAAAACGTAGATAATGTCCATATGCCACTTTTATTCTTTCGCTTTTTTCAAAGTAATTTTTGTACAAAACATTTTTTAGATAATAACCAACTAATTATAAAAAAATTTATTATAAATAATTGTAAAAAC